GCCGTTGAAATGGCTACAGAATGATAGATTTATAACATTTTTACAATTTGTTTACAGAAAGGATATTGATGAAGTAACTTACAAATGTAGATGGTATTATGTTCTATTTTGTATATTTGCACTATTTGTTAGTCCAGTACATGGTATTTTATTGTCAGTTTTAGGATTGACAATTGGTGAGTACTTGTCAAAGATGGCTATTAGGAAATTGATGATGGCAGAATTATGTCATAGAACTGATAACCTAGTAGAGATTGTGAGAAGTAGACGAGCCAGTTATGCCAAGGTATTGTGTTGTGGATGTGCTTCTATGGCGGCTATGTATGCTATTGCGAAAGTATTTAAGTCGTGGAGAGGCATTGTTAAGGAACATGGTGCACTGGAACCAAGGAGTATGGAAGATATTAAGGCAAGAGATGAACAAGTTAATGTTTGGTCACAAGTTACTAAAAGAGTATTGCCAGCATCAGAAAGCAGTAAATGTACTACTATTGAAAGACTGCAAAATGCCGTGGAGAACAATTTATTGTACGCATCCGTAGAAGCTGAAAATACTGATGATACTTATGGCTAATGTATTGATGATTACATCGAACATGTTATTGATTCCCAATCATTATTTTAAAAAGAGTGACACTTTAAGGTTAACTTGTAGGAAGGTTAATGCTGAAGCTGTCGGAGGGAGTTTTGTAACACGTATTTGTAAGGATTCTTCAGTACATATTGAAGGCACTGATTTTAGGTTGTGTTATTCAAGTACTGGAGGTTCTTACCGTAATTTGCTTAAGTTCTTTCCACTTGGTGAAATTGTTTCACATCCATTCAAGATGTTATGGAGACAGAGAACTGGAGAATTGATTACTGCACATGGAATGTGTGAAGCTGGCCGAGTATCCAATGGCACTTGTAATTTTGACGGAGGAGCATATTATAACCTCTCGATGAACACATTTGGTGGATTATGTGGAGCTACATTACTTTCAGAAACCAGAACACCTATGATAACAGGATTGCATTTAGGTGGAAAAGATGGACAACCAGTTGGTTGCATGGGTACTTTAACTCATAAACAATTACTGGATGCTATTTTACAGATCAAAAGTATTGATGGTGTATTGCAAACCGGAGATGGAGAACATTTTACACAAGAGGTATTAGGTGTTAATGTCACCACACAGGATGGCTTGCATGAAAAGAGTCCTATCAATTTCTTACCTGAAGGATCGCAATTTTCGTATTATGGTTCTTGTTCTGGAGCAGTTACATCCAGGTCTGATGTTAGGCGCACACCAATTTCGCATATTGTTACGGAAGTGACAGGTGTGGAAAATATTTGGGGTGCTCCTAAGATGAAACCGGAATGGTATGGCTGGCAGATGGCCTTGGCTAATGCTAGTAAACCAGGTGAACCATTTCCCCATAAACTGTTGAGCATAGCTATAAAGGACTACAAAGCACCATTGATTGAGTTGGTGCATGCGTTGAAGTGGAAGGTGAAGCCATTGACGGATATGGAGAATGTTAATGGTATTCCAGGTTGTAGATTCGTGGACGCTATTAATTTCAACACATCCATTGGATACCCATTGAAAGGACCTAAGTCACGGTACGTTATTGATTTAGAGCCAACAAAGGAGGGTTATCCACAGAGGATGTTTACACAGGAAATTATGGATGATATTGAACGAGTTTTAGGATTTTATAAGCGTGG